AAGGAAAAATTCGCAAGTATTCAAGGTATTGGAGGCTCAAAGATATATCCAACTTGGCAAGGTGCAGGCACAGTCAAAGCGGTGCTTATATCTTCAGAAAATACAGCGGTTAGTAGCTATCTGATAGAGCAGATAAAAAAAGACGCTGTACCCGATAAGGGAGCAGGCTATGGGTGGGTGCCTATCGGTCACAATTTGACTATAGAGTCAGTAAAAGAGGTAACTGTCGGAGTGTCCACTCAAATCACTTACGCTTCAGGATATTCAAGTGCGAACTTATCAGAGAGTATCAAAGCAAAAATACAAGGTTACTTGAAGAGTATAGCTGAAGCTTGGAAAGAGGGCGATGAGCATACAGAAGCTATTGTATACATAGCAAGACTGGAGTCGGCAATCCTTGAAGTCAAGGGCGTGCTTGATGTCAATAATACAAAACTCAACAACAGCGGTAATAATTTGACTCTAAGGAGCGATGAAATCCCGAAGATGGGCGAGGTAAGGCTATCATGATAGAAGTAGATACAAGGCAATACCTGCCCTTACACATAGCAGAGATAGACGAATTCAAAAAGATTGCAAAGACCTATGACGAATTTTTAAAACTTGCATGGGCGTCTTTGCAAAAAGAAGAACTCAATAGAGTTTTGGCCACTATGGACGAAGTAGAGTGCGCACAATGGGAAAAGCTTTTGAATATTACGATAAATCCTGCCGACAGCTTAGAGGACAGAGTCAACCGCATAAGGGGTTATCATGTGTCCGATTTACCGTACACGTACAACAAGCTTGATGAAGTTTTAAAGCTTGTTTGTGGTGGGGATAACTACAAGTTAAAAGTGGACAACTCAAGACAAGTTGTTGATTGCGGTGTAAAAATCGTATCAATACAAATGATTGATGTAATTTTCGACCTGATACGAAAAAGAGTACCGGCAAACATGCTTGTAAATGTGTACGCGCTTTTCAATCGTTGGGAACGCTTTAAGCAGTTAAGGTGGTCAGAAATTATCACGGACACATGGAAGAAGATACACGACGATAAAAAATGGCAGGAGGTATAAAAAATGCAAAAAACGAGATTTTATCAGTTAAATAAGCCACAGCTTTCGGATTTTGCGAACATAGAGGAAGCAATAAATCCAAGCATGGACATAATAGATGCAAAATTGAAAGAACTATCTGATGGCAAGGTAAGTGCAAATGATGGAGCAATTGCAAATGTAACCATGCCCCCTGCATGGATTGAGCCTGCTGCAATATCGGATCTAAATCAGATAGAAGCAAAACGAAGTATAAAAAGTATTTTAAGCGCCTTGGTGGGTGGTCTTAGATACTTGCAGGACTACTTCAAGAAGGTCAGAGTTGTACAGCTTAGGGCAAGCGCTTTCAGTAGCACAGTGCCCTATACGGCACGTATAGAGGTGGCAGGTTTAAAGGCAAGCGATACGCCGATAATCAGCCACAAATTGCAGGACGGAGTGACGGACACAGGAGCGATAAGAGGTGCATGGAAATCTTACAGCTACATAGACAAGATTGAAATTTATGACGGCTATATGCTTGTAAAAAGCTTTAGAAAAAAGCCGATGCAGGATTTATGGCTGATGGTGAAAGGAGGTTGATATGGCTGAAGCGATATTGATGTCGGGCGGAGTTGGTGGGGTAGCTTCTGACGATGTTACGGCAAGAAGGGAACACGTCCTGCAGGGATATACAGCACTGACAAGCGACAGTAATGACGAACCTGTACAGGGAACTATGGTCAATCGAGGTACCTGGAACACAGCTTCAGAGGTAGTAAATGCCCCTTGGGAAAACAATGTTCACACAAGATTTGAAGAGGGGTATTATCCCGGGAGCGGTCCGTTTAAGCCGACGGCAAAAATACCATACACAGTGCTTGTAAATGTTTTAGGTATCGATAACTCTAAAATGCTTGATACTCTCACTATAGCAGGCAAGCAAGGGCAGATAAAATCCATAGATACTGCAGCAAGTAACTTTAGAATAAACAAGTCTACAGCATTTGGAATTGACAACTGGACAAATCCTGGCAACCCTGTATTTTACATAGATTTCCCGCACGGAAATGGCTACTACAATCGTCCGGATGGACATCCTCATACTTGTATTGATGCGATAAATTTAGGCGATGCAACACCCGACAAAGTGATGAGAGGGTATACAGCAACAAGCAAAAACGGAGTAAAGTTTGCAGGCACGATGCCCGATTATTCTACTGGTAGAACGGTTTTTAATGGAGCCACTTTCGACAACGAATTAGAGTCGGGGGTGGCGAATAAAGGCTTTTACTCAAATGGCGTGTATTTTGCTTATAGTATTCAATCAGATTATAGGTATGCTGGTGTATATAATGGTGGCATGAATTTTCAGTTAAATACTTCTTATCCTTCATTGCGAAGTCGGCGTATCGGGTGTGTGCTATCGCAGTCGATAAATTTAACGCCTTTTAGGCAAATTGTTATAAGCTACAGAACTTTAGCAAACATTCAAGGAAATCCTTATGCGACCTTGGAGGCGTATGTGGCACGTGTAAGCACAAGAAGGTTGATAGATGTAGCAGGAGCAGGCAAGGTCGACGCAATAGATGTTTTAAGGCAAGGCACCGCAAGCCCCGCAATAAATAAGACTGGTCAAATTGTGCTAAATGTGGCAGATATAAGCGAACAAGCTTTTATAAGCTTTGGTGCTTACTGTAATATCGATAGGTCGTCCGATGTCTTTGCAGGGGCGGTTCAAATTACAAAAATAGACTTTTTAAATTAAGAAAGGAGGCAATAATGAAGTACACTATATTATACAGGTCAAACGGTGATGTCTTGGCGGTAGTGTCCGAACAGTCGGACTTGGAAGCTTTGAAAATCGGTACTTTTGAAGTACCTGACGGCCATATCATAGACAGTATAGACACAAGCAAAGAAGAGCATACGGCAGTATCTCACGCAACTCCGATGGCCGACATGGCAAAGCTACAGGAGGAGTTGGAAGCGACAAATAAGCGACTTGAAGAGCTTAATCGCAAGCGTTCAGAAGAGACGGCAGAAATGAGGGCGGCTATACTTGCAAATGCAACAATGATGGCCACGCTTGCACCGCCAAGTGGAATTAACGAAGAAGAAAATTAAGGATGCGTATGCATTCTTTTTTATTTTTGAAAGGAGTAAAAGAAATGAAGCCAATTTACGACATATTTGCAACATCAATTATTAAGGGAGAGACAAGATACAAAGATGTACTTATCTTTTTCAAAAAAGGTGTTAAAAAGTCACTTATAGAAAAAGGACATCCAGAACTTGCGAATGACGATGCGCCACTTGCCACCCCGTCAAATGCTGAGCATATAGAAGAGTAAAAGAGAAGGGGGATTTTACTTTGAGACCTTTTAATGAGTGGCTTTTAGCCTTGCAAGTGAAAGATATAGCCTCCTTGATGGCATGGGCAGTCGGTGCGATTAGCATAATTATAGAATTCAATAAAAAAATCCCCCTGCATCCGCTTAGTCATGTATTCAGGTGGATGGGTTCGATTTTAAATAGAGAAACTTTAGAAAAGCTTGACGAAATAGCTGTACAGAGTGCGCAAGTAAAAGAAGAGGTTAAGGACATAAGCGACAGGCTCACACGCTTTGAAGAAGAGACAAACGATAAAAGGGCGGTTGATATGCGTAACCAAATTATTGACTTTTCGGAAAACTTGCGACTTGGTAAAGAGTACTCAGTCAAGCAATTTGAGAGTGCTTTGGGAGTGGTAAGTAGGTATTACGACCATTGCGAAAGGCACAACATAAAAAATCACTACATTGATGGTGAAACAGAGTTTATAAGAGAAAAATTTCATGAAAGGAAACAGAGAAGATGAAGAGTGGATATTTAAGCAGATGGGCAAAGGCAGCAGGAGTAAGAGCATTAAAGACTATGGCTCAGACAGCCGTAGCGACAGTGGGAACAAGTACAATAATCAGTACAGTTGACTGGAAGGTGGTCGCAAGTGCTTCGGTAGTGGCAGGACTTTTATCGCTACTTACAAGCGTTGCAGGCTTACCTGAAGTGGAAGAATAAACGAGAGGGCGGTTGCCCTCTTTTTAATTTGGAATAGGTGGAGAAATGACACTTTTAGAAATTTTCGGAGTAAAAGAAAGCTACCTGCTGCCGACCGCGATAATGGATAAAATCCATAATGGTGACATCACTGATATGGTCAAGAAGATGCGTGAAAATGGCATCACAGATTTAAGAGACTACTATCAATCAGAGCAGGGCGATAGAAAGAGCCTGAAGCAAGATTTTACACCCGACTGCATATGTGAGATTGTGGCAAGTCTTACAAAAGATGGCACCTGCTTAGATATGTGCGCGGGCACAGGAGCGCTTGCAAAGGCTGTAGCGAAAAAACACAGCACTAAGATACATGAGATTGAATTTAGTCAAAGAACTATAGCTTTTAATTTGCTTGATGGGATTTTAAACGGACTTGAAGGCATAGTAGAAGAGGGTGATTGTTTAAGAGATACGGTGAAAAGCCGATATGTTCTTGAAAAAAACAACGGTGAAGTAAGTGTAAAAGTCGATGATGTGCAAGAAGTCGGCAAGTACGATAACGTCGTTATGAATCCGCCCTATTCCATGGACTTTCCTGACTCAAGGGATTACTGCTTTTACGGCTTTGAGGTACCAAAAAGCAAGGCGGATTATGGCTTTATTTTAAACGGATTAAGTCACTTAAAAGACGATGGCCGGCTTATTGCGATAGTGCCACATGGCCTTCTTTTTAGAGGGCAAAAAGAGGGTGATATTAGAAAGTGGTTGGTAGAGCAAAAACTTATAAAGGCAATTATAGGATTGCCCGAAAAACTTTTCTTAAATACTGCCATTCCTGTGTTTATTTTAGTGCTTGAAAAAAATTCAGAAAACATCTTAGTAGTAGATGCTTCAAAAGATTTTGTAAAGTCGGGCAAGAATAATATCATGGAGCAGGCGCACATAGATAAGGTTTTGAAAGCTTTTTTTGATGGCAAAGAAGTAAAGAAGTTTGCGCATGTGGCAAGCTACGAAGAGATAAAAGATAATGATTTCAATTTAAATACTCCGCGTTATGTAGATACATATGAGCCTGAACCGTTGCCGGACATGAAAACGCTTCTAAAAGAATTAGAAGAAATAAGACAAGAGGAGCGAAAGACCATGAGCGACCTGTACGAAATGTTGGGCGACCTTGTTGGACCCGTGGAAGATACGGACATAATTGATACGCATAGGCAAATATTACTTGAGGACATGAATAATGAATCTTAAAAAGAATAAAGTAATAAATATTACAGAAGTTTGCGACTTTGAAAGAGCCATGGACAAAAAGAAATATCCTGCAGGAAGTTGTTATATAAAGCTTTCCGCCGTAGATGAATTTGTCGGTCAGATAAGAGAAGAAGGCGAGATTGATAACAGATATTGCGTATTTATACCCAAAAACGGCATAAATACAGATTATCTTTTTATAGCGATAAGCAGAAGCTTTCCGAAATTTTTATGCAGGTATCGCACAACTATAAATTTACAGATAGATGTAGTGAGTAAATTTGAGTTGGATTGGCATGAAGGAAAAGAGGCGCAAGCCTACATAGTAAAAGCTATGAAGCAAATTCAAAGAGAGATAGAGCTTACAGAAGCACAAATTGAACATGAAAAAAATCAAAAGAAATATTACTTAGGAAACTTATTTCCTAATGCATAATAGGAGTAAAGATATGATAAAAATAGGACAAGCAAGCAGAGATGAAAGAATGAAGTACAGTGGCGGAATTGCAG